CGTTCTCTTGCCGGGATCCCGTTGCAATCGCCCACGGTGTTATGAATCCCTTCTTCAAGCGACTTCGCTCTGAACAGATCGTGTTCCATTTCAATCACCCCTTTTTATGTGTGTGAGGTTAGGGGGCGCGTACCCCACAGAGTGAGGTACGCCTCCCGTTTTATTAACCGTTCCCGTCATATCCGATCGCGCAATCCATCTCTCCCGCGGTTAAAGACGGGAGATAATACAAGCCATCAACAAACTGAAGGCCGACTGATGGAAGAACGACGTTTATTCCGGAATTATTCGCCTCGTTCAAAGTGACTTGACAGATGAGTTTAGCGCTTGCGCCAACCCCATCATACAAAAACACTTTGTTTCCGGCGGTGACTCCGCGCCAACTCAAGAACACCGAGTAAAGATTTCCGACCCCGGTCATTACTTGAACTGCCGCGGATGCAACCTTCGAGAACTTCACTCCTTGCGGTCTGGTAGCCATAGCATCCCCCTTTAGGCGCTAACACTCGACGAGGATGAACTCGACGAGGAGCTTGACGAACTCGACGAACTCGACGAGGACGAGGATGAACTGCGGCTGGACGAGGAGCTACTCGATGAACTGCTGGATCTGCTTGAACTCGAAGAACTTGAGGAACTCCGAGAACTGGAGGAGCTTGAGCTTGAGCGACTCGAAGAACTTGAGGAGCTGCTCGAACTAGAAAAACTCGTCCCGGAGGAACTTGAGGATGAGCTTCTACTTGACGAGGAACTACTCGAAGAACTGGAGCTGCTCGAACTCGACGAGGAAGAACTCGAACTCGATGAAGAACTGCTCGAACTCGATTTGCTGCTTGAGGAACTGGAGCTTGAGGAGCTTGAACTGGATCCGGACTCAACGATATCTGAAACGGCGAACGCGGACTTGTAATCTGTTCCGGTCACTCCAAGATCGCTATCAAGTGACCCTAGAACCGCGTTAAACATCTCAATCCAGAGATCGCAAAAGCTGACGAGCGTCACGAAAGAGTATCCGTTTGCTTGAATCTCGGATCCATATTCCCCAACAGCGCGTCTTTTTACTTCCGTGGTGGAGATCTTCCGCATGGTAAATGCGGTCGTTCCATTCACGGTTGTATCTGCGGCGAGAGTGGTGCAAAGAGCGTTAAAATTAACGAACAGCTTCCTGAGCATTGGATAAAGAGCTGCCCACGCCATTCCATTAACGTCAACGTCCTTATACGCCGCTTCCGGTTCATCCTTCACAGGCTCGTCTATCTCATTTTCGATGAAATAGGTGGCCCAATAATTCGTAGTGCCAAGAACTTCCCGATCCAGTTTCGATAGCACAAAGTTGAAGCTATTGAGCATCTTACTGACAACGTAGAGAAGATCCGCTTGCGTACAGCCGCCCATTCGTATCTTAGCGATTGAATTCGATCTGTTAATGGTCATAAGCCATCTCCCTTTTTATGTGGGAGAGCCGGCGGCCGGTGAGGACCGCCGGATCTCTGGTTTTTGGCTTAACGAGCGATAATGATCAGACGGATAGAAACTCCGGTCCAATCATTAGCAGCCGTTGCTCCATCCGCTTTCACTTGCTTGATGGTGATTACAAGCCCCGAAAAAGAGACTTGCAGGATCGTATTCGCGGCATCAAGACCCGCCTCGAACACCGGGATCACAGCCGCGATCTCCGTCACTTTGTCCGTGGCTCGCACCAAAGTCAAAGTATCAGAAGCCGCTGCCGGCACAACTGTCTTGACGAGGATTTTCCAATCCCCCGCCATTTCCGTATCAACTACCTTTGTTCCTGCGATAGCACCCATGACTTTCTCCTTTGGGGTAGATACCCCTTTTATGTGTTTAGGTTATCGTTTGCTTAAGCGGTTGTCGCTTTAGCGGCTGCGGTTGCGATCGTGATCATTCCGTAATCCTCGGAATTGAACACCGGCTTGATGACGCCGAAAATACGACCCGCGGCAATACCCCATTTGTTTTTGTAATCCTTTTCTTCTTCGGTCCAGCGTTCATCCTCGCCGATACCCATGATCCCGGCTTGCTGCCCCAAAAGAATGGCGCGCGCGCAAGTGACGGATCCGGTGTTCGTGAAGTAGTACGCCAGCTCATGCTGATAGATGATCAGACCGTTGTATTCTGCGACCGCGCCCGACATGATCGGATTGGAACTGCCGCGGACGTTCGCTTCGCGCTGGATCTGATTGAAAACGGGATCCTTACGCAACGCGGAGAATTGATACGGGTGCATGATCACCACATATTTCGACTCGCCAGTTTCCTGAGAGTTTTCCATCTTGATCGGACGGACCTTCGGGGATACCGTCAATGCCAGTTCCTTCGCGGCATCGAGGACCTTCGTGTCCATCACCATCCCGGCCGTGAGGGAGTTATCCGCTCCGGCAGCTCCCGCCCAGATCGCGCGACCGGCGCTGGGGGCAGTAGGCGTATTCGCGAACGTTTTCGCGGTGACGCCGGACAGCTTGTTCAGGATCTCGCGGTCAATACGCTCGGCCCACCAAATTTTGAGTTTCTCTTTGGCGTCCTTACGCATTTGATACGCGACCTTCTTTTCGTCCATACGACCCTTGAGCCGGACCGCGTGACGGAGCTGGTCGATATGCAGCTCGTTCTGGAACGTGAGGATTTCTTCTTCGTTTCCTTCAAGCTCGTCATCCCCTTCAACGCCATCCCCGGAGAGCTTCGTCGAAAGACCGAACTCGATGTATTCCCCTGCGCTCTTTTGCAGATCCCGACAAACTTGAATCGGAGAATTGGCAGACTCGCCCATAAACCGGTTCATGAACAGCATTGTCGGAACATCCGCGAAAAGCTCCTTGTACCAGAGCTTCGCGCGTAACGCCGCGATTGATTGTGTGTTTGCCATTGTCTTATACCCCTTTCAAAAGGATAGTGTTACGCCTAGAAAGTTTCGAGGATCCTGTCTCTTTGCGATTTCGGGAGTTTACCGAACTGAGCCTCCGGCATGTCAAGAAGCTCTTGGATCGTGTAATCCCCAGAAGCCGCGGCCCCGCCACCCGCTCCGGTCGTAACTGGTTTTTTCTTGTTTGTTTCGATACGTTCCGCACGTTCTTGATTCGTTCGAGCTTCTTCCTCGATCTTTTTCTGAACGTCAGTTTTCCCGCCTTCGGCTTTGAGTTTCGCTTCGATTGCCGGCCAATCCGGATGAGCTTTAACGAGATTGTAGGTCGCTAGGACCACGTTCCCACCGCGGCGGTGAACATCCGCGACTTCGGCCTTTGCGTCCTCATCGTTAATCAAGAGTTTATCAGCGTAAGGCAACACCAAATTAAGATCGGGAGCTTTCTCTTTCGCGCGAAGCACCCAATTTTCCATTTGAAGGGTTTGAAGGCGTTGATCCGCTGCCGGAGCTGCCGGGGCTTCTTTCTTCCCCGCAAGAATTTTCTTGAGCTGCGCCGCGGTCAGTAAATCATCGTCGTCAAGACCATTGAACGGATCATGTTCCGCTTCTTCCGTGGCTTTCGCCTCGGCTTCAGCTTTCTCGCGTTCAAGTTGCTCCCTTGCTTCCTCTTTCGCTCGCTGGAACTTGAGCGTATCCGTTTCCCGTTGCGAATCCTGCCGTTTCCTGCGTTCTTTTCTGAGCTCAAAAAACAAAGCTCGCTCTGTCGGAGAGTATCCGGTGATGTCAACCTCATCGAGTGGCTTCTCCGCTGCCGCCTCAATGCTTTTCTTTCTCTCGACCTCTGCGGCGGTCGTATCCGCGGCCTCTTTTTCTTTCGCCTTGGCTGCTTCGGCGTCCTTTTCAGCGGGGGTATCCGCTGCTTTTGAAGTCTTTTCCTCTTTCTTGAGAACTACGGTGTCCGGATCCATCTCGTCCGGGGCATCTTCCGGTGAACTTTCGACGAGTTTTTGTTCTTCCGGGGACAATTCAAGCCCTTGGTCGATCTTATTCTCGATTTTCTCAAGTTTTTCTGTCGCTATTGGCTCGGTCATGTGTTCTCCCTGTATTCTCGCGCTCAAGGCGCGTATATCGCTCCGGGAAGGTCCCGAAACGTGTTATTTTGCTGGTTTCTTGACACCCGCGGCCGCCGCCGCTGCCTGTGCTTGCGCGTATTGCTTGATTCTGTTCATGATCTCGGTCTTGTTCGGAAGGTCCATGAACTCGATGAACACGTCCGGCGGCAGAGGAACGCCGCTTTGCGCCAACTGTACGAGATCCTCGAACGTTTCCTCGCGGATCGTGTCCGGTGCTCCAGCCTCGGAGATCTGGACGTTGTATTTTCCATCGTCAATCATCGTGAGGTACGCGTCCAAGCGCGCCCGGCTCAGATTATTCTCTTTGATGAATTTCTGGCCCAGCACTTTCTCCAGTTTCGCGCTGTCAAAGAGAATGGGAAGGATCGAGAATAGGAACTGCCCGATCATGATCTTTGTATAGCGGAAGTTCTCGAAGCTCGGCTGGAGGATGGTGATCGCTTGCCGGATGCGTAACGCGATCGCCTTGCCGCTGGGATTCGCGCTGTCCTGCATCGACAACAGATCTGAATTGATGCCGGACACTTCTTTGAAATCGTCGTTTGCGGCCTTCTCCCGGAGTCCGTTCGCGACCGATGGCTCCATAGGATGAATCCGCTCAAGCGTCGAGCCTTTCTTCTTCTGGATGGTGATCCCGGCCACCGCTCCAAAGTTCTGAAGCTCGGTCCACTTGTCCGGGGTGAGCGCGTCCTCATCCCCGATCCAGCCGCTATTCGCGGACGTATTGAGAATGTGAAGGAACTGCGACCGGCTCTTATTCTTCTCGCGCTGCGGATCCTTCAGCGACCGGACCAGCCCTTGATATCTCAGCTCTGGTTTATCGGCCTCCGGCGCCCACTCCGCGATATACCGGAAGAATGGGAATCCAGAGTAATACGGCTCGAAGGGACTATCCTGCAATCCATCGGTGAGAAAGAGCGCGCCGGCTTGAACCGCCACCTGCATTTTCACGACCTTCCGTTTCCGGATCGCGTACTGGACCTTAACGCTCTCAAGCGTAGGCGGGACCGGCTCCTGCAAATCATCGACCGGAGGCGGTGTGCTGGTACTCTGCCCGACCTTCGCGACCACAGCCCGGATCCCGCGGATACGAAGCACGTCCTCCGCGGCCGCTTTCATCATCTTGTCGTGTTCCATGCGCTGCCGGCGGCTGATCTCCGCTTGCGCGCCTTCCTCGCTATCGAATTCCTCAATAGCGCCATCCTTCACGAAATACACGAACCATTTATCGACGTACGTTTTTTTCCAGTATTCGATCACGGTCACGGCCTGTTGATCGCCTTGCATCTCCTCGCTCCCGCCGTCATCGAGCTGCCCTCCGCGGGGGACGATTGGATCGTTGCCGTAATCGGATTCATCACCGCTTGGCACGTTCTGCACGTTCGAGATAATCACGCTCAGAGAATCATCGACTTGCTCGTCGATCTCTTTATCCTTGTCCGGGTACAGTTGCTTCAGACGCGCCTTCGTCAATCGCTGGACCTTGAACCCGAACCCGCAATCACTCAGATCGTACTCGACGCCCTGCGGATCCATGAAGATCTTGAACGGACCAAGATTCGGGATCTTGAGCTGCCCGAAGATCGGGTCCTCGTCATAATCGATATGAAACTCCAGCCAGTTCTTCCCGGCTTTCTCCCCGCCGGAGAAAAGATAGCTCATCTTGAAATTAAGATGCGACACCTTCTCGATGTGATCAATGGCTTTATCCATAACGGACGTGAAAGTCTCGTCCTCGCCGCCTTCCGGGAACGCTTGGATCCGCGCTTTCGTCTGGATCAGATGACCAGTTACGAGCTGGACCAGCGGTTTGATCTTGTTGAATACCATGACCGGTCGATGTTGCCGGATGAGATCTTGCTTGTCCTGTTCTTCCCATTGCTCGCCAAGACAGAACTCGATATCCTCTTTCGCTTCAGTCACCCACTTCGAGTCGGACCTTATCGCGATCGGGAGATTCGTCAATATCTCTTTGGTTAGGACCTCAAGATCTTGATCGCTGGCCTCGCTCCCAGCCTTTTCTTCTTCTTTGGGTATGCCCGAAGCCTTGTCTGGATCCATCATTTCTTCGTCCGATCCATCGTCGATGCCCGCGACTTCCGACTCCGGGACTGTGGTGCTCGCGGCTGGCTCTGCCTTTGCTTCCGTTTCTTCAACGTCGCCAACCTCAAGCAAATTCTTCCGCGGTCGTTGATTAAGCTCGTCTTTGACCTTCGATAGCTTCTGTTTCTTCTTTTTCGGCATATTAGGCTCCCATTGCTGACGCGTATTGCGGGACCATTGATCCCGATTTACGCCGGCTATACATGTCTCTCGTCTTGATTATTGGCGCGAATTGAAGTCCCCATATCGCCAGCTTGCGCGCGTCCCATGAGTTTGGGCTTCGTCCGATCCGCTCTTTAATGTCCTCTTTATCCTCGAGCTGGATCCTACCGCGCTGGTTCATGAAATATTGCTCGCAAGTTCCTTCCTCAAGCGCGACCTCGTTATCGTTCACGGATATCAATCCTTGCTCCATCAGCTCCCGGACGTAGAACGCGCACTCTGCCCGATGATTCTGATACTGGCTGTCTACTTGCTGCGTGTCTGAACATGAGCCGTGGAACTCGATCCAGTTGATCTCAAGATTGTCCGGGGCCATCTTCTTCGCCACGTCCAGATAAGGACCGCCCAGCCCGTCGCAATCAACGACGATCGCGATCTGCCCATGTGGGAAATGCTTCTTCTGCATGATCATGATCTCGCCGGCGCCTTCCACCGCGTCGCACTTCGGGATCAGTTTCTCATCGACGAGCTGGCCGTTATCGAATACGGTGATAACCATGTCATCATCCCCGAACCGGGCCGGGTCCACTCCGATCGAGCCTTTACGAATAGGCTGGATTATCTGCCGGTCGATACATTTCCGGTATAAGTCCTCAGATACCACGGTGTTCACGCTCGTT